ACCGCGCGTTTTTTTACGCGGGTTACGATAACGGGGTATTGACGAAATAGAATATTATGTTAGAATAGGTAACTTATGGAACTTACAGATGAAGATGTGATTTCTGAATTACAAGCAGGGAACAGATTGCTCAAGCAGGAACGTTATACTCTTCGAGAGGAGATTGACCTTCTCAAGAAGGCTTTAGTCGAATCTAATGCACATATAATGACTTTGAATAGCAAGTTGGTTGAGTCTCCTGTAACTTTCCCTGAGGTTCCCGTAGAGGCGTAAAGTATGAGTAAAAGGCATAAACCTCATTATGTACCTCATAAAGATAGGGAATGGGTTGTGTGCAGGCATCCCGAAAAGAATTGTACAGCTATGGGATACGCAGGTTTCTGTGGCTGGAATACGGCACTTGATAAATGCGAATATGGTTGGGCATTATCCCCAGAAGATATACAAAGGGGCGTGAACAGTATTTTGTCTGGCTTTGGTATAACGAAACCTTTGCCCACAGATTTAGCCCCTAAGGACGAAGTATGAGTATTATTAAATTAGACGGCGAGGCACATCCTATTTCTGAGAAGGTAGGTGATTACATTGATTTGTTAGTTGAGGACAAGCGTAGTCAGAAAGTAAAACTTAACAGCATTGCGGAAATGGCTAAATCTTGGTTGGAATCTGATTGCAATACCGTGGATAAAGCAAAGGAAAAAGTTGCTTTTAGTTTTATTTTGGATTTGACTAAAGACAAAGTATGAGTAAGAAAAAGAGATGTGAAGTGTGCGGCAAAAAGTGGTCTCCAAGGCATTTTTGGTATTGTGGGGATAAGACATTGAGAGCCAAATTAATACACTTTTGGAGATGGTTAAGTATAAGGCAGTTATTTGAATGACAAAATCTAAAGTAACTATGATATGTAGAGAAATCTGGCGAGCCACGGTTGTAGTAGAACATCCTATTGGTAAAGGGCAAGAAGCAATAAAGGATGAGGCTTGGGAACAATTTGATGATAAAAAATCACTCGATTTAGAGCAAGAGAATTATACAAAGATAGAAGAAGTTTAGCCACAGGAGAATAAATGAGCATTGAGTTGTGCATACAGCAGTTGAATGAAGAAATTAAGACAAGGGACAAACTTATTGTTGCGGTTCAATCTTTGATGTTAAATGAGCTTGGCTATTGTATGGCGGTAGGATGCAATGAAGAAAATCCTTGTCGTGATTGTTTTGACCGCAGGCACATACTTGATTTGATAGAGAATCCAGGAGACTAAATGATTGAAGCCCTCATAAAAGCCGAGAAAGAATGTACTGATCGCCTTGACGTTAATCCCGACAAGGTTCTTCGTCCGATAGGTACTACTTTCAGGGAATGGATTGGTAGTCCTTATTCGACCGACCCGCCCGGCTGGATATATTGGAAAATAATAGGGTATGTTCAGACGTTCAAGTATCGTATGGGGAACAAGCTTTTTTATGAGAGGATGGAAGAGATTGAAGGAATTGAAAAAGATGAATGGTCAGGAGAATAAATGCGTTCATTCTTAAAAGACATAATCATACTTCTGCGGAAGTTATGGCAGGATAGGCAATGGGAGAATAAATGAACGATAACTCAACATTTATAAATACCGAATGTGCTATACCGGAAAAGGTTGATTTGGAAAAACTTACTGAAATAAATATGGGTTTCCGAGGAGATATTATTTCTTCATTCACGGGTATTCCATTAAAGATTGACGAAATACTTGAGGGCAATCAGTATTACATTGCCGTTTCAAGAGAGCTTTATAAACAAATAGAAAATAGGGCAGTAACATAAATGGGCAAGAAGAAATCAGATATTGTAATTGACTGTGCTTACGATAAACTTGTGCCGGTTAGTGAATTAAAACCGAATCAGGAGAATCCCAATACTCATACAGAAGAACAAATCAAATTGACGGCGGCTATAATCAAGGCTACTAAGTGGCGATATGCAATAACTGTCAGCAACCAAAGTGGAATGATTGTTGATGGACATTGCAGATATGAGGCGGGCTTACTGATAGGTGATATTAAAGTGCCAGTGGATTATCAGGATTTCGATTCCTACGAGGATGAAAAAGCGGAGATGATTCGCAAAAACAAATTGGAGGAGTTATCAGAATTTAGCGGGTTGAAGTTGGCCGATATTCTTGTGGATTTAGACCAAGCAAATTACGATTTAAGCTTGACGGCATTAACGCAGGAAGAAATTGAGGATATTGTAATAGGGCCATTAGAGGGGAATCCTGAAGATGATATTGTGCCGGAGCCACCGAAGAAAGCAAAGACCAAAACAGGCGATTTAATCATTCTGGGTAGTCATAGGCTATTATGTGGGGATTGTACTGTTTCGGCCAACGTGGAGCGTCTGATGGGGCAAGAAAAGGTTGATATGGTTTTTACTGACCCGCCCTATGGGATTGATTATGAAGATATAAAACATCATCATAGAAAAATAAATGGTGATAAGAAATCTGAAACAAGTTATCTACTTGCAGCAATACCAAATCAATGTCCACGATATATATGTTGCAATTGGATGAGTTATTCACATTTCTATAACTTTGTTCCAGATATGAAAGCCTTAATCGTTTGGGATAAGATTGTACGTATTCAGAATCTTGATAAATTTTATAAGCAACATGAGTTTATTATTTATGAAGGGCCTTTTGGTGGTGAACAAACTCTGGATGGTGATGTTTGGCAAATTAAGCGTGAAACAATGAAAGAACATCCGACAGCAAAACCTGTTGAATTGATTGTGCGAGCTATAATATATTCGAGCCAAGTAAAAGATATTGTGTATGACGGTTTTCTCGGTTCGGGCTCAACTCTTATCGCCTGCGAAAAACTCAATCGTAGATGTTTTGGAATGGAAATAGACCCTATCTATTGCGATGTCATTATAGAGCGATGGGAAAAATTCACAGGAAAGAAAGTTAAGAGGTCAAAGAAGGTGGCATAAATGGGAAAACGTGGACCAAAAAAGATACCGACTAACATCTTGAAATTGCGGGGAAGTCAGCGGGCTAATGACAGGCCGAAGAACGAGCCGAAGCCGAAACAGGGTATGCCTGAGCCGCCGAAATTTTTACAAGGTAATGCGCTGGAAGAATGGTATCGTAAGGCTCAATTACTTTATGAGCAAGGTACATTAACTCTAATTGACGATATGGCTCTGGGGGCTTATTGTCTGGCTTATGGGTTAATGTGTGAGGCATTGGAATTGTGCCGGAACACAAAGACGGGAAAGATGAATCTCATTGCTAAAACAGTTAATGGCAATTATGTACAATATCCAGCGTTGGGGATATATAGAACTGCCCTGAAGGATATGATTAGATTTGCGGCAGACCTCGGAATGACACCTTCGGGCAGGACGGGAATAAATGTAGCGGTAGTATCAAATAAAAAACAGACCCAGGCAGAAAAATGGTTGGCAAAACAATCAGAAGCATAGTAGAATATAGATATGATAAATAATATAAGACAAAAAAATCAATGTTTGAATATTTGCTATGAATGTATCGAAGAATGCGAATTCAATATAGATGAGCAATTTGTTGATACGGAATTGGGCGGGACGTGGATTAGGATAGGCAATGAATGGGGTTTATATAAAGATGGGATTTGTATGGGGATAGTCACAATAGAGGAGGGCAATTCTCGTATCCGAAAACTCAAAATCAGGGCTTCACTTCAAACTCTAAAGAATGAAATAAAAAAAGCGTTCTTGAATGATATGCAGAAAATCAAGGATTTTTTCAAAAGATGGATAATCTGAAACGTAGAGACTTTTTGAAGGGAGTAAACTATGGCAAGTGAATGTCCGCGTTGTCACAAAATATGGAATGACCCAGTAGCTAAGGAAAAGTCAACGAAGTTGATAGAAGAGACTGGAGGATTAGTTTCTGAATTTGCGAATCCCGGTGGTAGGGAACTGATATTTTCTTTTGGTTCTATTCAAATAAGCGACCAATGTTACTGGTGTGATTACGAAACTATTAAAAAAGAAGTTGAAAGATTACAGATGGCTTGATTATGAATAATCTAAAACGTAGAGACTTCTTGAAGTTGATAGGAATAACTATTACAGCACCGATGGCAATGGTGAAGGTCGAGCCTAAAGCAATTGCAGATAGCGCACTCAAAATAACATCTGAGGAAGAATTTGAGCGGATAGCAAAAAGAAGCCATTATCATTATCAAGAAACTTGCCGAATCGAACGAACTTGTATTAGGAACAAGATATTTGCAGTATCGAAAAATGAAAAAATATATCTCGATTATTATAAGATTAAACAGACAACTCAAAAACCACTAATAAAAATTATTGGCTGGGAGAACAACTTAAAATATGTTTATATACCTTTGGTCGAAATAAAATATTCCTACATACCTTTACCTCGACACTATGCGGATTTTGAAAGTGAACAGCCTCTTGAAAGAGGTGATTTGATTATAATTAAAAGTTGGGACGGGCAGCAAGATAAAGAGTATATTATTGTTGAGGTTCAGCCTATATTTGAAACTTTTGAGATGCAAGATGAATAATCTAAAGCGTAGAGACTTTCTAAAGCTGGCGGGAATTGCGGCAATTGCTCCAACGGCTTTGCTAAAAGCAGAACCAAAGGCATTAACGCATCCAGTTGACATACTTTTAGATTTAGGTATGCCCGATGGAAAGTTAATGCGTGAGATGCGCGAATATTGTGATGAACCTGTTTATAAAGCAGAACCACTATCTAAGAAATTCGGCACGACTTCTATGAATCTTGATGGAGCAAGCGAATTGGAAGTTGATAGCAATATTGTAGGGAATGATGCAACTTGCGTTATTTCCTCTAATGAAAAAGAAGAAATAATTGAACTATGGGATTTTTCCAATCGAGAATGGACAATCCATTATGACCCGTTGAGTATAAATTTTGTGAAATTTTTAGATAAAAATCATTATATGACAATTTCGAGAAACACAACAAAAGGATGAAACGTAAAGATTATATTGGGAGTACAATAAACAGATAATAAGCAAATAGTTCAAATAATTTGGCAGCAATTATACAGGCAGGTGAGTGCTCATCCATTCACCGCCCGTTTTTTGTTGCGCATTGAAAGGAAAATTATGGCAACGGGAACAGGATTGACGGGAAAGACGGGAACAAATATCTTTTTGGAATATTCGGGAGCGGTGGAGGTAGGAACACCCAAAATAGTTGTGAGCAGATTTTCTCCGATAAGCTGGATGTGGGGAACAGGGGCAAACCAGATTAACAGTCTCTTTCAAGATTCGCGGTCGATAGGCGTAGCTGGTGAAACAATAGATGTGACTGCGGGCCAAATAGATTGTTTTGGGAATGTATTATCAATGACGGCGCTTAAATTCCTTTATCTCAAAAATACTCACGCGACTTTATTCTTAGAGGTTTTCGGCAATACAAGCCTTGACTTATTGATAATAACCGGAACGACTGATGCTCTTGAGGTTCCCCCTGGTGGCGAATTTTATTGGAGTGCGCCCACGGCGACGGGAATAGATGTAACAACTAATCTAAAGCTATTTATTGCCAGCAAAACAGACGCGACAATAACTTATGACATTATTATGGGCGGACTCGACTAAATCAAAATTGAAAGGAATATATTATGGCAACAGGTACAGCGCTAACAGGAAAAACGGGAACGAATATATCTTTAGAATATACCGGATATACCGGATTAGTTACCTCTCCTAAACTTATACTATCCAGATTTTCTCCGATAAGCTGGACGTATGGGACGGGGGCAAACCAGATAAATGTTTTATTTCAAGACCAGAGGGGCACAGATGATACTGGGGAGACGTTGGACTTAAACTCCGGCGCAGTTCTGAAGGATTGCTTCGGCAATGCTTTGACGATGGAAAATTTGAAATTTCTATACGTCAAGAATACTCATGCTTCACTGGTACTTGAACTATTCGGCAACACTTCTCTTGATTTACTGATAATATCCGGGCTAACTGATGCGATAGAAATACCACCGGGAGGAGAATTTTATTGGAGTGCGCCCACGGCGACGGGAATAGATGTATCAACTAATGTTAAACTATATATCGCATCAGTGTCAGCCGGGTCGATTACTTATGACATTATATTGGGTGGTCTCGATTAATGATAGAGTATAGATATACAAGACGGCAGGTACTCAAGGCGGGGATAGGCGGAGCGTCTTTATTGATTGGAGAGAATGTATGTTCTTCTAAATCTGTAAGAAGAAAAAAGCGAATATCGGAAATAAAAAAGTGGAGACAATGGAAACGAGGACTTCTACTTGAGATACCTTTTTATGACCCGTTTGAGGATGCGGGTGATTGTTGGTTTGATGAGGAAGCAGCTTGTAATGTAATGGATTTCTTTCCGAAGATGCTCTGCCATATCAAGGGGCCGAAAGCAGGGAAATCCTTTTACCTGGCAAGATGGGAGCAGACAATTCTTGCGAATCTTTTTGGTTGGAAAAGGCCAGACGGGACAAGACGATACAGGGAAGCTTTTATCGAAGTACCTCGCAAGAATGGCAAGACTTCTCTTATCGCAGGGATTGTCATTTTCGGATTATTGTTTGATGACGAAAGAGGTGCGGAGATATATTCGGCGGCGGCGGATAGGGAGCAGGCCAAACTCGTTTTCATGGCAGTCAAGGGAATGGTTCTTAGTTCAACCGAACTTACTATGAGAACGAAGATATACCAGCATTCGATTGTGGAAATGGATACGAAAACTGGAATTGAGACCGGCTCATTTTATAAGCCGATTAGTGCAGAGGCCGGGACGAAGCATGGATATAATTCTCATATTATAGTTGTCGATGAGCTTCACGCACAGCCGAATGATGAGCTTGTGGATGTCCTGGAAACCTCTATGGGGTCAAGAGCACAGCCTTTACTCATTCACATTACAACCAGCGATTATGATAAGCCGAGTATTTGCAATGAGAAGGAGTCCTTCGCTTATAAGATTCGAGGGTATGACCAAAATGGAAAGAAAATATCTAAGGCTGACGACAATTCGTTCTTACCTGCGGTCTGGCAGGCGACACTTAAAGATGATTGGCGAAAATTTGAAACTTGGAAAAAGGCTAATCCATGTTTGGGAAATAGTTTGTCTGTTGATTACATTCGGCGGAAGTGCAAAAAGGCGCAGGAAACGCCGAGGTTCTTGAATACATTTATGAGATTACACTTGAATGTCAAAACTCAGACGGCAGTTCGGTGGCTGGACTTAGAGCAATGGGACAAATGTGCGGAGCCGGTTATCGAAGAACAGCTTATAGGTAAACGGTGTTTCTGCGGATTCGACTTATCGCACAATACTGATACCACATCGGTGGCTTATGTATTTCCACCGGACGAGGATTGCCAATTATATCGGATATTGCTAAGGGTTTATATCCCGGAGGATAATGCGAGGGCAAGGGAATTAAGAGACCACGTGCCATATCTGACATGGGCGAGAGAGGGATATATAAAATTAACTCCGGGAAATGTAATCGACCATGCGACAATCAAGGCGGATTTCGAGAAAGATTATCAGAAATTCGATATACAGGAGGTTGCTTTTGACAGGTGGGGATTCGAGGCATTGCGGCAGCAACTTATCGCCGAGGGTGTGGATGAAGAAGTATTTGTTTCTTTCGGAATGGGATTTGTATCTTTGAGCGCACCGAGCAAGAAGTTGGAAGAGCTTGTGCTGGCCGGCGAAATTGCTCATGGCGGCAATCCTGTCCTTCGATGGATGGCGGGGAATACCGTAGTGGAAACGGACAGCGCAGAGAATATAAAGCCGAACAAAAAGAAATCAACGGAAAGAATTGATGGTATCGTTTCTACGATAATGGCATTAGGCCGTGCGATAACTATCCAGGAAGCTAAACCTTCGGTCTATGAAGAGCGTGGGATTATAGAATTATGAAAGTAATGAGTAATATTTTAGCTCGTTTTGGTTATACAAAGCGTTCGACTACATCTAATCCAGCCCAATGGTTTATAGATTGGGTGCATGGTGGGGAGGAGACTTCGACCGGGCTTTATATTAACGAAAATTCGGCATTGAAATACACGCCTTTTTGGGCGGCGGTTAGAGTTATTACGGGGACTTTGGCATCGCTTCCATTCATTATCTATCGCAGGAATAGTAACGGGGGCAAGATGAGAGCGCCGGAACATCCGATATATGAACTCCTGCATAACAGGCCGAATCGATATATGGATGCCTTGACATTCATAGAGACCAGACAATCTCACGTTTTGACTTATGGCAATGGGTACGCGGAGATACAAAGGGATGGCGGAGGTAGGCCGATAGCGTTATGGCCTTTATTGCCGGATAAGACTTTTAGAAAAATAAACGATGATGGAGTTCCATATTACGAGATACGTCCATCAAAAGGGGGAACTGTATATTTGCCGGATTATAATGTATTACATATCAAGGGTTTAGGGTTTGATGGTTATACAGGTTATAATGTGGTAGCTTATCATAAGGAATCTATCGGATATGGGGTGGCGGTTAAAGAATATGGTAGTAGATTTTTCGGCAATAATGCAAGTCCGGGGGGAGTTCTGGAACATCCAAAAGTTTTATCTGATCCAGCACGGAAGAATTTGAAGGAATCATGGGAATCGGCGCATAGAGGGCTAAGTAAAGCTCACAGAATGCAGATACTTGAGGAAGGGATGAAATGGACTCAAATTGGAGTTGACCCGGAACAAGCCCAGGCATTAGAGGTACAAAAATATACGGTCGATGATTGTTCGAGAATATTCAATATACCGCCACACAAAATAGGTAGCTTAGAACGCGCAACTTTTTCAAATATTGAGGAATTGAATATTGATTTTGTTACGCAAACAATGCTGTACTGGTTCAGAAAATGGGAGCAGGAATGCAATTATAAACTATTCATGCCTTCCGAAAAGAAAACTATGTTCTGCGAAATTCTTGTCGAGGGCTTACTTCGGGGCAAGACTCTTTCACGTTATCAAGCCTATAATATAGGTAGGAATGCGGGATTTCTTAGCGCAAATGATATTCGTGAAAAGGAAAATATGAATACAATCGGCGAAAAGGGCGACATTTACCTTGAGCCTTTGAATACGAAACCCGCAGGTTCGGAGCCGAAGCCGGATGATGATAATATTCGTAAGGCGCATCGGGATTTAATAATCAGCCAGCTATTAAGGGTTATTCGGAAGAAGTTCACTAATTTCAAATCACAGAGGGATTTTGCGAGGACAATCCTTTTCGAGCCGGTCAATGCCTATGCCAGTACGTGCGATAGAAGTAATGTAGTTCGGGGCTTACTTGAAGGCTCAATAGATGATTTAATAAATATTAACCTATCAGAAGATGATGCCGGGGGATTGGCGGACAAAATAATTGAAAGAATAGGAGATAATCACAATGCCATTACCAAAACCTAAAAAAAATGAATCACATGATGATTTTATGGACAGATGTATGGATGATTCGGTTATGAAAAACGAATACGAAGATGAGAAACAGAGATATGCCGTTTGCCAGACACAATGGGATGATTCCCGTTCGGTCGATATTGAAAGTCGGATTTTGAATGTCGAAGACATGGAACTGCGAGTAACTGATGATGAAAAGCCAAAAATTATCGGATATGCTGCCAAGTTCGGCAAATGGTCTGTTGATTTGGGTGGATTTATTGAAAAGATTAGAAAAGGTGCATTTGATGAGGCATTGGAAAAAAGCGATGTTCGAGCTTTGAAAAACCATGACCCTAATCTATTGTTGGGAAGAACAGCAAGTGGAACGCTTGCACTCAAGATTAATTCTGTGGGATTAGTTACAGAAATAGACCCGCCCGATACGACTACAGGGAGAGACATAATCGAGGAAATCAGGCGCAAGGATATAACGGGGATGAGTTTTTCGTTTACCACAGCGGAAGATGACTGGAAATATCCCGAAGAAGGTATTGTAGAACGCACTATAATCAAAATCGGGGAATTATTTGATGTGGGGCCAGTGACTTTCCCGGCCTATCCCGATACGAATGTGGCGGTGCGTTCATTAGATGAGTATCGAAAGAATAACAACATTGAGGAACAAATAAGCGAGGAAGATGAAAAGGTAAAATGTGAAAGTCAGCGGAAAATTGAAAGGGGTTATAAACACGCTGGCCGGATAATTAATCGCATTAAGTCAGCCAATGTTTGACTTGTTGCGCCGGACCAATGTTCCGGGTGTTTTGTTAAGGAACTAAAATAATATAACCAAAAAAGAATAGGCACAAGCGGAGTAGCTACCGCTGAGGTGCCGTAATCATCGCGCCTATTACGGAGGCCGTTGGAGCAATCTGACGGCCTTTCTTTTTTGGAAAATTTAGGAGATTTATTCATGACTGTAATACAAATAAAAGAGTTGGCAGTCAAAAAAGCTGAGGCCGCTCGTACAATTAGAGATAAGGCCGAAGAAGAATCAAGGACTATGACTGCTGAGGAAAATGAAGAATTTGATAAGGACTTGAAAGAAGCTGAGCGGCTTGAGCAAGATGCTGAAAGGCAGGAAAAACTTGAAGCTGCTGAAAAGCGGTTTAACGAGCCTGCCGAAAGAAAGGTTACTCCTGAGATTGCAGGAACCGGGCAGAGAATCGAAGTAGTTAAACCTGAATTGTTCAGATTCGGTCAATTGCGGGCATTCAAGGGGCCGAAGGCTGATGCGAATGCTTATACAGCAGGCAAATGGCTTATGGCAACAATCATGGGCGATAACGTTTCTCGCCAATGGTGTCGCGACCGGGGCGTTGAGATAAGAGTTCAGACTGAAGGCATTAATGTTGCTGGTGGGTTTGTTGTGCCGGATGTTATGGAACGGTCAATTATTGACCTTCGGGAAGAATATGGAAATGCAAGACTTAATTGCAGAGTCCTTCCTATGTCCAGTGACCATACGGTAATTCCCAGACGCCAGAGTGGAGTTACAGCCGCCTTTATAGGTGAAACTACAGCGATTACTGCTTCGGACAAAAGCTGGAGTCAAGTCGAATTGACAGCCAAGAAGCTGGGCGCTTTGACTCGCATGAGTACGGATTTGAGTGAAGATGCGATTATTAATATCGCAGATGATTTAGCTCAAGAGATGGCTTATGCTTTTTCTGCGAAGGAAGATGCTTGCTGCATTGATGGCGATGGTACTATTACTTATGGCGGCATGCTCGGAATCAGGGTCAAGATGATAGATGGTTTTCATGTTGGCAGTTATGTATCGGCAGTATCAACTGGTAATACCTGGCTTACGATTGATGATGCCGATTTGATGGCTATGATGCAAGTCCTGCCTAAATATGCGAGAAGAAATGCTAAGTGGCATTGTAGCCCGGTAGCTAAGGTTGCAGTATTTGATAGATTAGCCAGAGCCGGTAGTGGTAATACGACTATTACTTTAGCAGAAGCAGCGATGCCTAAATATAACGGTTATCCCATCGAGGAATGGCCAACCATGCCGACTACTGCTGGTACTATGACAGATGTGATAATGCTGCTCTTTGGGGATATGAGACTTTCGACAACATTTGGCGACAGGCGAGGAATTGTTATTAAGATTTCTGACCAAAGGTATATCGAGTATGACCAAATTGGTATCCAGGCTACAGAGCGATTCTGTATAGTCAATCATGACATTGGTGGTCTTGCCGCTGCGACAAGAGGCCCGATTGTTGGGCTGCTTGGTGTTGCGTAACGAATTTGAAAACTTTTTTTAATTTTAATAAGGAGTATTTATTATGGTTCCTGATTATTTACCAGTATCAATACTTAATGCTACGGCTACAAATGCCGGAACTACGATGTCCGGTTATGTGGATACTCTGGGATACGATTATGTCCATTTCAATATTTTACAGAGGGCTACAGTCGTGACCAGTCCCTTAACGGGCTTGCGAGTTCGGGAAGATGATACAGTTCCAACTGCTTTTACTGATATGTCGGCTATCGCTGCTTTAACGGGTGCGGCTGCCACGAGTACAAGTGCCGGATTTGTTCTTCCTACGAACAACTCGGTTGTTGACAATATGTATCATCTTGCTCTCGACCTTAGAGGCCGTAAGCGCTATATCGGAGTTGATATGGTTCCTACGACTTCGGGATGGTGTTCAGTTGTTGCTTTACTCTTCCGAGGCGAAGAAGGGGCGAACGCAAAGGTAAGTGTGGATGCAACCCTTACCACAACTGTAGGTCAATTGAGATTGGACCATCGTGCGTAGATTATATGTATGTCCCGGCTTAGATAGCGGGTAATGAGCCTTGTTCATCTGGTCGGTGGCTTCGGCCCCGGCCAGGTGGACTAACAAAAAATGAACAAGGAGAATATTATGAGTAGAAATAATAGGCAACAAAAAAAGCAGATACCTATGCAAAAACGAAGGTCGAATATTATTAAAAAGAAAGAAAAATCAAAAGAAGAACCTGTAAAAACAATAGGTCAAAGGATTTTGGATGTGAAATATTGGTATCACAAAATCGAGTTGCCCGGCGATATTATAACACCGGGTTGGTCACCGATGGACGCGACTAAGTATGGTGTACCTGATGATTTGACCGGCAAACGGATTTTGGATATTGGTGCATGGGATGGCTATTGGACTTGGGAGGCATTAAAAAGGGGAGCGTCAGAAGTTGTTGCGATTGATGATTTTAGTGATGACCTTGGAAATCATAGAGAAGTAAAACGAAATGGATGGTACACCTTTGATTTATGTAGAGAGGCTTTGGGATTTACAATCAATGACCCAAATTTTATTTGTGACTTACATCGTTTTAATGATAAAGGGCAAAAAGTAACCAGAGCGGAAATGTCTATGTATAATATAGCTGAGGAAGAATTTGGACTCGGCCATTTCGATATAGTTTTTTTCTTCGGGATGATTTATCACATGAAACATCCACTTTTGGCACTTGAGAAAATCTCAGAAATCTGCGATGGGGAAATATATATCGAATCAGCGGTTGTGGATGATTATTCGCCATATTTATCAAAAGAAAGTGAATCTGATCCTGGTAAACTTATTTTTAGAGGTTATCCAGAAAATAATATGGTGATGGAGTTTTACCCAGACGAGCAATATGCCTGCAATAAGACAAATTGGTGGGTTCCAACTATACAAACTTTAGGAGCAATGGTCGGTTCGGTTGGATTCAAAAATGTTCATGGCTGGGCATTGATGGATATGCCGCAGGAATTGGCGCATTGTCGTGGCTTTGTTTATGGTTCAAAAGAAGCGGCGAAAAATACTAATGTAATTGAATTAGAATCTGCTTCTTTGAGGAGTAGTAAAAATAAATTAACGGTTGCGGCGGTAATGTCAGTTCCGAGATTAGGATTTCAGGACAATTCTTTTTGTGTAATTGAGGGATTAATGCCGTTAAAAATACCAATAATCAAATCGTCTGGTGCATTTTGGGGTCAATGCCTGGAAAGAGGTATGAAACAACAAATTGACGAAGGCTTCGATGCGGTTTTGACTATTGATTATGATACTATATTCAAACAAGAGGACGTTGAAATCCTTATTAAATTAATGTTAGAACATCCAGAGGCGGATGCTATCGTACCTATACAAGCGGGGCGGGCGGATATGGGTGCTCTAATGACATTGAAAACCAAATCAGGGCAGGTGCGGGAAGTCATACGGTATAATGAATTTCAATCGGATATTATAAAGATAGCAACCGGGCATTTCGGATTGACATTAATTAGGTCATCATCGCTTTTGAAATTGCCAACTCCCTGGTTTTGGGCTCAGCCAAATTCGGATAGCTATTGGGGTCCGGGCAAAATTGACGATGATATATATTTCTGGAAACTTATGGAAAAGGCGGGAATGATTGTGTATTCGGCGAATCGGGTCATATTAGGTCATTTGGAATTAACAATAAAATGGTTGGATACGAAAATGGAGAATATATTTCAAACGACAAAAAGTTATCAAGATAACGGCAAACCTAAAAATATATGGAAATAAGGAGATCGTAAAATGTTAATCAGAGTAAGATTACTAAAGAATTGGGGTGGTTACAAAAAAGGTTCTGTTATGGATTTAGGCGAGAGCAAAGGACGGCCACTTATCGCTAATAATACAGCGATAGAAGTAAGCAATAAGGAGAAGATAATTAAGATTAATAATTTAGGAGATGGTTTAATCAGAGTAAAGCTAACTAAGACATGGGGCGGATTCTGCGTAGGTTCTGTTATGGATTTAGGTGAGAGTAAGGGAAGAACACTTATTGATTCTGATATGGCAGAAGAGGTTGGTAAACAAATGAAAATAGATAAGAAAAGCCCAAAGAAGAAAAATCCAAAAGTTGAAATTGCAATGATTGAACCGAAAGCTGAAACTGCTGTAGTGACGCCTGAAAAGAAACCAAAAGAGAGAAAAAAGCGGGGGGAAAAGCAAGAAGAAAAGCAGAGGGAAAAACAAAAAGAAAGACAAGGAGATAAATAATGAAAAATATACCTTTACGAGCTACCGGCGCTGCGGCCATATCATTATCATTAACTCCGCCGACCAGACCTATTGAATTGATTTGTGTCAAATTACATTTGAGTGCTGTGGGCGGGGCTGTTGAAAATTTCACGGTTACAGTCAATTCGGCTACGGCACCAGCTTACGATGTTGTATTATTTTCGCAGGATATGAATGCTGTTGCGGATATTTTATGGTTACCAAATCAGCCGATTCCAATCGTAAATAATGATGTAATAGATTTTGCATACAATAACGCAAATACCAGGACTTATGGTCTTGAGGTTATTTATAGATATACGGAGATTTGATATGCTAACTCTTAACGGAATACCTACTGTAACATATCAGGACTTGGTTGTAATGGGTGATTTGACGGTTGATAAAACCGTGACATTCACTAACCAAAAAGAATTAACTTATGAAGGCGAGGTGCTTACTTATGAAGGCGAAGTGCTCACTTACGAAAATGATTAGGAGAAAATAATGTCAGACTCAAAAGAAAAAGGATTAATGTTATTGAGTAGTACCTCAGTAACGATGGGGACTAACGCTAATGGATCGAAACAGATATTATATACCGTTCCTTATGGCAAGGATTGTGTTGTAACAGAAGTGATTATCCGCAATCCAAGCGGTACTCTGGCAGGTTGTAATGATGTTGATTTTGGCGTTGGAGCGGCTTGTGCAACTCAGGCATTTCTCAATAACGAAACTGGGATTATTGATGTGACAGCCACAGATGATTTTATGCGGTTAGTAACGTCAAGCAATGATTATAAAGTTATTGACGGGAGCGATACAACTATGGCGAATACGCAATTTGGTATTCAGATTATTGCTGGAGCAACTGCGGCTGCGGCTACGGCCACGATAGATGTATTCGGTTATATATTTTGATAATTAATCGGAAGTAAAAATGAAAACAAAAATAATCATAGCTACTTTGTTCTTAGGAGTAGTTGCGCTTATATGTTATTCGCAGACGCAACCGATAGCACCTTTAGTTTTAAGGTTCTTGCTATTGACGGATGTTGATGAAACAACTTATGTCGGCGCGGCCGGAAAGTATATGAAAGTCAATGCGGGGGAAACGGCCGTAGAGTTCGGGACTCCTGCGGGGGCTGGCGACCTACTTGCCGATGGTTCTGTACCAATGACGGCTAACTGGGATATTGGCAACTATGATATTACCTTAAAATCATTAACAGGCGATGGCTCTTTAGATTTCGGCAATGCCTTATCGGTTGAATTGGTACAATCGGCAGCACCAGTGACTAATGCTACTGGTGAAATTGCGCTTGATACATCTATACCTGACCATCAACCTCTATGGCAATATTACGATGGCGGCGAAAACATGACTATCATCGCAATAGACACGGCACAGCTTCCGGCCTTAGATAATGAGATACCAGTATATGATGCAGGTACAGATAAATGGATATTAGAAACTGTTGCTGGTGGTGGCGATATGTTAAAAGCCACTTACGACGCTGATACTGATGACCTTATAGACCAGGTGGCAGGCGGAACGGAGCTTGATACTTCCGGAGTGACGGATGGTCAATTATTAATAGGTACAACAGCAGCTAATGTCTGGGCGATAGGAACATTGACAGGGACAGCCAACGAGATTGATATAACTAATGCGGGCGGCTCGATTACAGTAGGCTTAGTTAATCCGTTAGTGGTATCAAAAGGTGGTACGGGTACAACTACTTTTACCGATGGTGGAATCTTATTAGGTTCCGGGGCCGGGGCAATAACTGCTCTTGGAGTTGCTACGAATGGTCAGATACCTATCGGGGATGGCGCAACTGACCCGGTATTAGCTACGATATCAGAGGGATTGGCTATAGACATTACAAATGCGGCTGGTTCGATAACAGCGGCTTTTGACCCTACGGAACTTCTCGGAAACAGGACGTGGGGTGATGCTTCAACGGATACGATTGTATGGACTTGGAATCGGGCGACAGGCGCAGATCCGACAATGACGTTCGGCAACGGTTTTGTATCTCATAACGGCGACTTGAAGATATTAGGCGATGACCTGTATATGACCACCAATACTGATAAAGCTATTTTTGTGGGTGACGGGACCAATTTTAATCCAGTTGTCTCTACGGGTGATGTTATTATCTCGAATGACGGCTCTTCTGCAATTCAGGCGAATGCTGTTGATGATACGCATATCGATTGGGGGACAGGAGCGAATCAGGTTGCGGCGGCCGATATTCCAATGGCTGTAATTGCAGGTTCTACATATTCGACTGTTCAGGATATGCAAAATTTATTTCATTCGGCAGGATGGATTTCCGGTAATGGTATAGTTGACGATACTGACGGAACTATTACGGTCGCATCCGGTACTGGTTTCATAAGGGCTGCCGACAGTGCTGTGGCAGATATATTATTTATCGATTGGTCGGCAGAGTCCGGGGCTAATGTTAATATTGCAGATAACGACATTAGTTGGGTATATGTTGAATATAACGTTGGTAGCCCAAGGGTTATAGCGACAACTACTGAAAGAACTGATTATAATAGAAACATACTTCTGGCTGTGATTAGCCGAGAAGGAACGACATTGCATATTAACGAAGCAGACCTGCATAAGGTAGGTGACCATGCAAATCTTATGATAAAAAGATTAAAGGGCGTTCAGCCTTATGGTCATGTATCCGGTGCAATTATAAGTGCGACCGGAACTCGTAATTTTGCTTTTACAGCAGGTAATTTCTGGCGAGGGCTTACTGAGTTTAATACAGACGTTTTTGATTCTAATCCCGGAGGCGATGGGGACACGTTCAGCTATTTCTATCGGAAGGTTGCGGATAGCGGCTGGAATGAAGTAGCAACGCAATCAGCAATTAACAATACACAATATGACGATAACAGTGGCGCATTAGCAACACTTTCAAATAACAAGTATGGCGTCCATTGGGTTTATCTTCAAACAGATAATCATACTGTAGTAATTTACGGTCAAGGAAATTACTCACTTGCAGAGGCAGAGGACGCGGCGGCGCCTGCTTCTGTACCAGAGGAACTCGCAGTTCATGGTATTCTTGCTGGTAAGATTATTATCGAAAAGAGTGACGCTGCCTTTGCCCAGATTGAGAGCGCATTCAAAACAACATTCGCAGGATCGTTGGCAACAGACCACGGAAGTTTGGCGGGCTTGGCAGATGCCGTAGACCATGCCTACGCATTGTTGATTGATGGTACGAGAGACTTGGCCGGGGCATGGAATATGGCTTCTCAAGCTACAACCAATGTGAATATCGATTCCGGGACAATTGACCATGAAGCAGGTGGCCTCGAAGCGGACGTAAGCGGTTATTCAGGATTGATTGCAGTTTCAGGCGGTTCAACTTCTGAGGTTGATGATAAATCTGAACTTGAATCTCAAATTGCCGATGTAGCAGACTTTGCAGAGGCTGATGGCGATATATTTACCGGAGTGCATGATTTTGGCGGGGCAAGTTCGTTTGAAATAGTTAATGGAACCGACCCTGATGTAGCCGTAATCGGGCAATTACATCTCGATATTGATGGTGCAAACGAGCCAAACGATATGACGCTGAGAACATTCGAGGGGGCTGGGACACAATATTTACTTGCAAGGACGCTAAAAACTATTCAGGCAACAATTATAAAGCCTCAAGACCTTGCAAATGCTACAAGGGACTTGACCCCGATATGGCATAACGGAACTGGAATGGTCTTTACGATTACGGAGATTTGGGCGTGGAGCGACACTGACGATACCTCTGTAAACGTAGAGGTAAATACGGCAACTGATTTTACCGTACTTGGAACAGTTGACGCCTTGGAAATTGCAACTGACGGAACGGGTGTTTTTTATGTAACTGAAACAACAATCACTGACCCGACTATTGCGCACGATGAGGTTATCTGTCTTGATTTCGATGATACGGATGACCCTGGCTGGGTAAAGATTGCAATAACAGGTTGGTTTAATTCAGATATTGATTAGGTAATATTATGGCAGACGAAATCCGACAATTTTATACGGCAGGAAATACATTATATGCCATAATTAGAAATACGGCTGGCCAAGTCTGGTATCCGACAGGTGAGGTCTTTGAGGATTGGGGGACGGGCGGCAGGGCTGCTACTAATTACGATATTCCCTTGACTTATACAGGGGTGCAGGAATACATCGGCGATTTCGATACGAATATTGATGCCGGTCGATATGATGTACAGGTTATGCGTAGGGTAGGCGGGGCTCCAGCGGATACCGACCCATTTGCTGGTATTACACAGATTACCTGGAGCGGTTCGGCGGCGGTGGGTGCGGGTGAAGTTGGTGCGGCGATAACGACAGCGCAAGCAAAGGAACATTTGAGAATTACCCATAGCGATGATGATACTTATATTGCGGCAATAACTTTGGCGGCCTCGGAATGGTGCGAGGAATTTCAAAACAAGGTTTATGTTCAAAGGGAAGTTATAGATTATCTGGATGCTTTTCCTACGGAAATAAGGCCACGAAAATCACCGTTGGTTAGTGTTGATGATATCTATTATTACAACACATCTGGCGCACTAACGCTATGTGCCGCTTCCATCTATGATGTGGGGATTTATAAAGAGCCGGGCAGGATTGCTCTTGCCTACAATCAGAGCTGGCCTTCGACAAGGGCAATGATAAATGCAGTTAGAGTTACTTATCAGGCGGGATGGGTAGCAAGGGCTGATATACCGGAAGAAATCAAACACGCAGTCAAATTAATGGTAGGGCATTTATATGAAAATAGGGAAGCGGCCTCGCAGGTGAATTTGAAAAGTATCCCGATAGGAGTAAAATCCTTGCTCTCGATGAAACGGACGATGATATGGACATAGGGAAATTGAGACATTATGTGCAATTGGAAAGTTCGGCAAATGCTCAGGATGATTATGGCGAACAGAGCAAAGTATGGTCAACTGAGGAAAGTTTTTATGCTTCAGTCCAGCCATTGAGAGGACAGGAACTATTAGAATTCCAGCAAATAAATGCAGAATTATCGCATCGGATTATTATTAGGCATACGAGCAATGTAACTCCGGCAAAAAGGATTAAATTCGGAACAAGGATTTTTGATATAAACGTAGTTAGGAATATTGATGAGCGAAATATCATGCAGGAATTACTCTGTAAGGAAAAGGTGGTTTTGTGATAAGCGTCCGATTAGAAGGTGCGAAGGAATTGGAAAATAAACTTTTGCAATTAGAGCGAAAAGTCGGCAGGAAGATTGTGCGCAAGGCGTTAAGGAACGCACAGAAGGCGATGATACCGACAATCAAGGGTTATCTTGCAGGGATTAGTAAGGGTGGCGGTATGGCGCAGAAAATCGCTAAGGCATTGACCGTCCGGGCACAGAAAAGAAATCCGAGAGGGACATATTCGGTTCACGTTACGATAAAACCTGACCCATCATTCATATCTTATCCGAAAGGAAGTTTTTCAAGTTTAGGGACTGGTAAAACTTCAGGCAAGAGGTCATATATCCCTGCGGCGATTGAATTTGGACATGGTAAGAACAAAGAGCAGGCGGCAAGGCCGTATATAAGACCGGCGGCGGATGCGACAATAGGTAAAAGGATTAAGATTCTTACAAAAGAAGTTGCTGCGGGGATGGCAAAAATCTGGGGTAAGAAATGAGTATTGAAAAGGCATTAGTAAGTTTATTGATTAACGATACCGATGTTAGTGGGAAAGTCGGTAGCAGGATATTTCCTATTTTCGTTCCAGCAGGGCAATCTTTGCCATCTATAACTTATCAGGAGATTTCGGGCGTTCGGGACTCTACTATGAAGGGGGCAAGTGGTCTGGTAAATGCGAGATTTCAAATAAATTGTTGGACGAAAACCTATAGGGAAGCGAGAGAGCTTGCTGATTTAGTGAGAGTAGCATTAGCTCCTAAAAATGATATTTATCCTGATACTGTTGAGGGTGTAAATATTTCAGCGATTATGCTCTTGAATGAAAATGATGTGCCGAGCGTCCATTCCGATGATGAGGAAATGAGCGGGCATGGGAAAATGTTGGATTTCAGCGTATGGTTCAAAGAATGAAATAATTATGGCCTTTTTTTGGCTAAAGAAGAATTGAAAGGAATTTATTATGAGTGACGGGAATATTGGGCATGGTACGACTTTAGTAGGTGGTACTACCGGGACAATTGGTAATGTGATAAGCATTACTGTCGGTGGTAGAACGAGGGATATGATTGATATATCCACGATGGACTCCACGAATTTATTCAGAGAGTTCAAGGCGGGCATGGCGGATGAAGGGGAGTTTACGGCAGAGATTAATTTTGACGATACCGCCGGTACAATTGCTACGGCTCTCAATACTGCTTTTCAAGCAAGAACATCTGAAACGTGGACGGTTACTTTTCCGGGCGGTAAGACTTTTGCCGCCACTGGTGTTATCAGCAGTTATGATATAAACGACCCATTCGATGATAAAATCACAATGAGTATCACAGTCAAGCTCACCGGTAAGGGAACATGGACATAATATGAAAAAGGAGAAATTATGGGCATATTGACTAAAGAACAAATATTACAAGCGGATGACATTACTGTCGAAACAGTTCCGGTCCCTGAATGGGGAGGCGAAGTTATCGTCCGAACAATGACGGGAACCGATAGAGATATTTGGGATAATTTATTATTCAAAGGGGGAAGTGATGATTTCTTAGATAACACTCGAGCGCGATTATGCGCTTGCACAATTATCGATGAGAATAGAAATTTATTATTCAGCGAAGATGATATTATCGAGCTTGGTAAAAAATCATCACTTGCTCTCAATCGTGTTTTTGATGTGGCAAAAAATCTTAACGGTTTAGGTTCTAAAGAAATTGAGGACTTAGCAAAAAACTCAGAAGAAACTCAGAGCGAAGATTCTACTTCCGATTAGCTCTTGCCCTGGGTTGTACGGTTAAAGAATTACTTTTTAGGATTGATAGCCGGGAGTTATCGGAATGGATGGCATATTATTCGATAGAGTCCTTTGGCGAAAGACGAGCAGATTATAGACAGGCGATAACTTCAATGGTGATTGCTAATACGAATCGGAGCAAGAAACAAGGAGCATTTAAGGTGGAAGATTTCATGCCTTTTGATAAACCGAGAAAGCGACAACAGACGCCAGAAGAAATGCAGGCGCAATTAAATCTTTTGTGTTGATATGGCGATTATACATAACTTAATTGCAAGGTTCAGAGCAGACACGGGGACTTTTGATAGGAATATCAAAAAGAGCCGTTCGCACATGACCCGGTTCGGTCGGGATGTGCAGCGGATGGGCAAGCAGATGCTTGCTTTAGCGGGTATCGGTGGAGGTCTTTATGCAATTCAAAGGGGATTCAAGGCTATTATAAAAGCGGCCTCGGATGCTCAGGAAACACAAGCCAAATTCAACACTGTCTTTAAGAATTTGAGCCAACAGGCTAATACTTGGGCCGAAACATTTGGTAAATCCGTAGGCCGTTCAGAGCAATCGGTAAAAAGTTGGATGGCCAGATTGCAGGATACATTCGTGCCTTTGGGCATAGCCAGATACGAGGCTATGGAGCTTTCAAAATCGCTTGTAAGTCTTGCGGTGGATGTGGCGAGCTTTAATAACGTGGCGGATGCGGATGTCATAAGGGACTTTACATCCGCCCTTGTCGGCAACCATGAGACTGTTCGCAAATATGGCATTATCATTGGCGAAACTGCGATAAAACAGGAGGCGATGCGAAAGGGTCTTAATAAAACGTACAAAGAGCTGACCGATTTGGAAAAAGTTCAGCTTCGATACTCCCTAATTCAAAAGGGGTCTACGGATGCACAGGGTGATGCGCTCCGAACGGCCGATTCTTATGCCAATCAAATGAAAAGGCTTAGAGCCAACATATCAGATCTGTCAACGGAAATCGGCGGGCCGTTTATGCAGGTGCTTAATGATATGATTACAAGCATAAACGAAAATAGTGCCGCTTGGGAGAATTCCTTCCGGATACAGACCGAAGGCTGGGCGGAAATATTATCTGGAATGAAAAGCGTCGGAGTTATTGCGGATATAACCGCCCAAAAAATAAGGGACGCTGCGAATATAACAGCACAAGAACAATTAGCATTTAGAAATCAAGGTGCTGCCATGATGGGCATACGTGGTAGACCTGGATTTGGAGATGAAAGAGTACCTTTGCCGGTTGGCATTTTAGATATTTCACCAAAGCAGGCGCAGTTTCTTGCAGAGATGCGAGCGAGGGCAAGGGAGATAAAAAAGGAGACGGAGCTTGCAATTGGACCGAGCGAAAGACAATTAGCAATTATGGAGGAGGCAATCGAAGCCGAGAAGGGTTTGCAAGAGTTGCGAGCAATAGGCAGGAAACGATTGTTCGACGGCTTAATTAAGGAGGGCGAGAAACGAAGGCAAGTGGTTGAAAAGTCAATGAGAATACAGGAAGATATAGCAAGTGGCATGGCGAGAGAATTTTCTAATACTATTGATTCCATGATATTTGAGGGCAAGAGATTTGCTGAGGCAATGGCAGATATGCTGCGTAGTGTTTTGCGTATGATTACGCAGATAGTTATGTATGAAAAAATTGCAAAACCTATCGCTGCGGGCATGATGGGGATTCCAGTTTCGGAATTTCATTCGGGTGGAATAGTTGGTCAGACAGCAAAGACTCGTAAAGTCCCGGCGATGGCTTTTGCCGGAGCGCCGAGATTGCATGGTGGTCTATCGGGTGATGAATTTCCGGCGATACTACAAAGAGGAGAACAGGTAATACCGCGTGGTGGCGGTGGGATGGCCCCGACAATAGTAATTAACAATAATACCGGCCAGAGATTAAAACAGGAAAGAGAGCCGATGTTTGACGGTAAACAATGGGTAATAAGGATTGTTGCTGATGATATACAGCAGGGCGGCACTTTGCGGAAAATGGTGCAAGGGATTAGATAAGTCGAGAAAATCGACTGAGCGGCCTGCTATGAGCCTTAAATCGAAGATTAGAAGGGATATGTAATGATTGAGCAATTGGATACTGAAAATGCAGATAGAGATATTAAAACAGCATATATTGTTTGTTTGACTCATACGCCAAGTACGGTTGAAGCAATGCACTGTCAAGGGGTCTTATTTTTGGGCGATGGGGCAAAAGACCTTGATGGTACAGGCGGAGCATTCAAGACGAGGGTGACTATTGGCTCACAGGAAAGCGTTGAAAAGACTCATACACTAACGGCGGCTAATACTCAGGCATGGATTAAAACTGATAAATTTTTGGTTAAAGCTAATACAGCCGTAACGATTGAAGTCTTATCTCCGAACGCCGCTGATACCGATGTAGATGTGACGGCCTATCTTTACGATATGGACCCTTCAGCTATAACGAACGATGACGATGTATTAACTACTTTGGCGACTACGCCGAGGGATAGAGCTTTGCAGGTATGGCGACGGTTGTTTAAGGATGTTCAAATTGACCATACAAATTTAACTCTGAAGACCCGTAAGAATAATGGAACAACAATAGTAACGACTCAGGTTATTGAAGAGGCGAGTACGATAGAGAGGCAATATGGAGCTACATAATGAGATTATTCGGTAAAGGCGATAATGTATCCGACCATAATGATAGGCCAACATTTCAAATTGAGCCTTTTACACTACGTTTCCATAATGAGTTCCCAATCTTATCGAGGGGAGCAAGTTTCCAGAATTTCACACAGGACTCGGCGGTTGATTCTACGATAAGAAGCGAGTTCGAGGATGGAACAATTCTGACAAGGGCGAGATTTACAAGAATGAGAAAGATGTTTAATGTTGGATATGGATTCCTTACAGCGGCGGATAAGATCTTACTTGAGAATTTACAGACAGCTATAAAAATCGGAGCGAATACATTCTTTTGGACTAATCCAAGTGATAGTACAGAGTATGAAGTCAGACTCATTGCGCCGATGAAATTTCAGGTCGAACCAAGAGAGTTTAATTTTCATAATGTTAGATTGAATATGGCTCAGGTATGAAAATATTACCTGCTAACTTAATAGCAGAAAAAAATTTAATGCACAGTCCCGAACCCTGGCTGATTCTCTTGGAGATTACCCTTACAGATGTAGGCCCAACTATAATTAGGCTGGTTAAAAATACAGAGGATATAGTTTATGACGGCAATACATGGACTGCGTTCCCTTTTAAGTTGTCTATTGTAGAGAGTAACTCAAAAGGGCAAATACCACAAGTGACTTTGAAAGTCTGTAATATAACGAGATTACTAACTCCATATCTCGAATCGTTGGATGGCGGGATTGGTTCAACTATTAAGGTGATTGTAGTCAATAATGGTTTGCTTGATGAGGATTATTCGGAGTTGGAACTTGAGTTTTCCGTTATGGACTGCAATGCGGATGCTTACTGGGTGATGTGGATATTAGGAATGGCAAATCCTTTGAATCGAAGATTTCCATTATACAGGTTCTTGGCGAATCATTGTAATTGGGTATTTCGCGGAGCGGAATGTGGATATGCAGGCTCAGAAACAATATGTGATAGAACATTTGATGACTGTGTGGCAAGGGCTAATACAGCTAATTTCGGCGGCTTTTTGGGAATGCAGAGCGATGGAATTAGAATTGCATGATTTATAAAATAGGAGATTATCAATGACTTGGAAAGAATTCAAAGAAAGAGTAGAAGAAGCAGGCATCAAAGACAATGACAAATTGTTTTATATTGACACCGGAAATTATCCCGACATTGAAGATTTGGGAATAAACACTAACAAGGATGAAGGCTTCTCGGTAGTTGGATAGACATAGAAGATAATTGATGGAATTAGAATTGCGTGATTTATTGACGGCAGAGTTTGAGAAAGACGGCGAGGGGCCGAATTATAATTGCTGGAATCTATGCAGGGAAGTCTATCGCAGGGCGGGAAGATTCTTACCGAAATATTCGGAATATATAGCAGAGATTGTGAAACGTAATAACTTGATTCAGGGAATAAAGAATAATGATTTTATAAAAATTCAAAGACCGGAACAGCTTGCGATTGTGGCTTTTAGATTGAGGCCAAAAGCTATTACTCACATGGGAGTTATTCTTGATAGTTATAGATTTATTCACATAAGAAAAAAAACGGGCGTAGCAATCGAGCGTTTGGATATTGGTCGATGGTCGAAAAAAATAGAAGGATTTTATAGATATGTCGGAACTAATTAGACTTGATAATCCATTCAGAAAATATCAAAGGCAGATAATCAAAGTCAATTCCGGAGAGACTGTCGAACAGATTCTTAATAGGGAGTTAAAAGGAAATAAAAGATTTGATTGCGAGATAATTACGTTCGTAAATAATCAGGAAATCGCAGAATCAGAAAGGTCAAAAAGGATATTGAATGATGACGAGTTCCTTTTTGTAGTCCCGAAGGTTGCAGGGGATGATGCAGGAAAAACAATATTGAATATTGGTATTATGTTTGCAACGTTTGGATTTGGCGGTCTTGTAGCACAGGCATTGTGGGCAGGTCCAATATTGACAATTGGATTGCAAGTAGGATTTATGGTAGGTGGAGCGATGCTTATTAATGCCTTGACACCAGCCCCGAAAATGCCAAGTTCAGGATTTATTGATGATGAGCAATCACAATCTTTTGGCTGGAATCCGATAACAATCCAGAGACAGGGAATAGCTATACCACGCCCTTATGGCCTTAATAAAATGTATGGTAATGTAGTTGCAGCTCATACTGAAAAAGAGACTGATACTTATGAAGAGACTACTATTACAGAAGCTTATTATTATACAACAAGGCAACGATGGAAGAATGAAATGAGATATCGCCAAGTATCAGTAATAACAGAATTTGACCCTCGCAAAGTCAATTTATATGCTCTGTTTAATTTGGGAATTGGCCCGGTACGAGAACCTGTAATCGAAGGGACTTTGAGACTTAATGACGAATTGATTGAAAATCTTGATAGTGTTTATTATGAGGCGAGAAGGGGAAATCTCAGGCAACAATCAATAAGTTATTTTACCCCGACCAAACTTGAGAGGATTGTTAATCGCCTTATTGTAAATGGAACGCCGGTAACTTATACGACAAAAAATGGTAATTATAATGATTTGGAAATTGAGTTATCGTTTCCGCAAGGATTATTCAATGGAAGTGGCGCGGACTTAGCGAACAATACGGTCAATGTGACTGTCGAGATTAAAAAGACCACTGACACCGCTTGGACATTCCTCGCTAATAATGTAGCGATTACCGATAACGTTGGGAATAAGGTTATTGAGACATATTCGACAGTTGGTGTATTCACGGTAGATTATGGAGCGAATTATGATATTCGGATAACAAAAGAAACTACCGAGCGTGATAATATCAGATATGGCGATGACTTATATCTTGATAAAGTTCGCGAAATAATCGACCATCAATTTATTTATCCGAGACGAGCCTTGGTCGGTGTCAAAGCACTGGCAACAAATCAATTGAGTGGCTCGATAAGATTTAGTTGTTTGAGTCGTGGTCTATATGTGAGGACTTACGATGGAAGCTGGTCAATAGAATATTCAAATAATCCGGCATGGGTAATTTACGATATATTAACACAACCTGTTTATACAGGAGAGCATTCACCCTGGTTGGATTTGAAACTGCTTTTGAATTTCAATGGTGCTGATGGGGCGGTAACAACATTGGATGAATCTGAGAAAGGTCATGTAGTAACTTTTACGGCAACTGCACAGCTTGATACCGCTGAGCAGAAATTTGGCACAGCTTCACTACTATTGAATGGGACTACTGATGACGTGAGAATGGTGGATAGTCCAAGTTGGGACGTTTTTGATAACATCGTTGATGATTGGACTATTGATTTCTTTGTAAAATTTGTTGACCATGTTGGTTCCGAATATTTTATTACTCAATTTGAAGATATTAATAATAGATGGTATTTATCACATGTTCACGGGCAAGGTATAAATTTTATTTTGAAATCCGGTGGTATTAATGTGATTGAATTACTGGGTTCGGGAGAGATTGATGATAATGATTGGCATCATATTGCCTTATGTAAAGTTGGAGATGAATATGGGATATATCTTGATGATACACAGACAGGTTATATTCAGGATACAAGTACTGACATCTTTTCCGCCTTATTTTATATTGGTCAAGCAGGTAATGACACCAGTTGGTTTGACGGGCATATCGACCATTTCAGAATAATTAAAAAGAACATTTTTAATGCTGCTCCAGTTGTAGGATTGACCGATACAATTACAGAACCTGCCGCCGAATATACAGACCCCGGCAATTCCTATGCAGTAAGCCGATATGATGGCTATAACCCCTCAAAGTTATTGACGGCGGATTTTGAGGAACTTGCCAATTGGTGCGATGATGCGGAAATCAATCCAGTGAATTTTGGGATAGCAAGTATTTCTCAGGCGACTCAAGCTATTATAACTACAATATCAAATCATAATCTTAAAGTTGGTGATACTGTTTTATTTAGAGGCGTCTCTACTACTGGAATGGTTGAATTGATAGATGAGACTATTGCTGTAATATTATCAATAACTAACGATACCACTTTTACAATAGATTTGGATACGAGTGCTTATGCTGCTTATGGTTCCAGTAACCCGCTACTTTTAATACATTTTGATGGTGTTAGTAGTTCGACGAGTTTTACCGATGAGATTGGGACACATACAATTACTACCATAGGTGATACAAAAGTTTCTGGAACGAAGAAGTTTGGTTCTGGTTCTGGGTTATTTTTTGGAACTGATGATGCTCTATCAATTCCAGACCATGCTGATTGGGATGTTGTTGCATCTAATGCTGATGACTGGACTATTGATTTGTGGGTTAAGCATACATCTTTAATTGGCACTCAAATATATGTGGGTCAGATAGAAGCAGGAGACTTTAATTATTGGGATTTAATTTTGTCAAGTGCTATTGATAATGCTGTCCGATTTATAGTTAGGGATACAAGTTCTATTTTAATTCAAGTAAATACACCTATCAATACAATAAATGACACAAATTGGCATCATATAGCTTTATGTAAGGTTGCTGATGAATATGGAATTTATGTTGATGGTGTACAGCTTGCTTATGTTCAAGATGCAAGTGTAGATACTTTTACTGATAAACTTTATATAGGAAGTTATTACGCTACAGCGGTTGGTTATGTTTCTGAATTCAAAGGATATATGGATGAGCTTTGTATAATTGACAATAATCGTTTCAACGCAAGTCCTAATTCCGGAAAAACAGATACAATAGTTGTTCCAACAGCCCCAATAATAATAGGTGTGGGTACGGTTGAAAAATATCAGCCACGTTTTGCTTTCAATGGCATATTCGATACCGATACGAATATGTGGGAAGCGGCTTTGAGTGTATGTGAGCTAAGTCGGTGCGTTCCTTTTTGGGATGGTGATATAATTCGTTTGGCGATAGACAAGGCTGGCTCATCGGTCTATGCCTTTACTATGGGGAACATCCTCAAGGATACATTCAAACAGAAATTCATTCCCACGGCGGAAAGAGCAAGTGAGATTGAAGTTCATTACCGGGATGCTGCAAAGGATTATGTGAGGATGCCTTTTACGTTGGTGAATGATGATATAGGCAATACGACTTCCAAGACCAGATTGGACTTGTTCGGAATAACCGATACGGATATGGCTAACCGTTTGGCAGATTTCAAGTTATTACAAAATCTTTATTTGAAAAAGATTGTAATTATAGAGACGGAGATTGAGTCTATATCTTCTACTATTGGCGATATAGTCGATGTCCAGCATGATGTGACGAATTGGGGGAGTATTGGTTCGGGGGATGATGCTTATACAGGGGGTGGACGGATAGTAGCGGCAAGGCGTGTAATACATGAAGAATTGGTAACTAATGGTATTTTTCTGAATTGGACGGGTGGCGATCCTGATAATTGGAATGTATATAATCAAGTTGGTTCTGACCCTGAATGCTCCGAAGTCGGCACAGGACAGGGACATGGTGGAAGTGGCGGGGGAATGTGTAATCTATATACCAGTGCAGGCGCGAATCTTTATATAACACAAACATTAACCACTGAAGATAATCAGGCTTATATAATATCAATAACCGTTGATACTGTTATTGCGGGCGGCGTAAAAATTATTGTCTCGCAAATCCCTAATTCTATTACCTTTGCAAATATTACTGCCATAGGAACATATACGTTTAATCTTATAGCAAGAGAGACGACCCCTTTATTATCAATTTTTAGGGTAGGCACAACCGATGTAACTATATCAAGTATTTCAGTTAAGGCCGTCAATGCCACATCGACAAATGCTAATGAGGTTATCACAATTGAGGGAGATATATATTTCAATGATGCAGACTGGCAAGGTGGTTCGACAACTTATAAGTTGCTTGTGAAATCAGCGAGTGATGCTGTTCCTGAGAGCAGAACGATTATAGGAGTAACCGAAAGTTCTGTTGAAGGAGGGACATTCGATATAACAGTATCGGGCATTTTTACGGCTGAATCGAAAAGAGATGATGTTTGGGCTGCTGGGGTCGAAGATTTAGAAACGAATAAATATAGGATTCTGGACATTAGGCGTACCGAAGAAAACCGGGCCGAGATTACAATGATTGAATACAATAGTAATGTATATGCAAATGATTAAGGAATAAGAAATGGCATCACTCGAAGAAATGGACGGAAAGCTTGATAGAATAATCACAAGCGTAGCAAAAATTGAACAGAGGTGCATTGACAGAGGCGTAACGATTGACGGCCATAGGAAGACTTTGTATGGCAACGATGGCACAGGAGGGGTAGTTGCGAAGGTAAATACATTGAATGGCATAAATACAACTAAAGAGAAATGGGCAATGCGGATAATTGGGCCAATAATCTCGGCTCTTGTAATAGCCGCTTTGTTTGGCTTGTTTGCTATGTGGAAATTTTCAGAAATTAAGGAATTAACGAAATGAATGAAGAAAATAAAAAGCCTAAAATCGTAGGTTGGCGAAAAATGGGAATCGGCATTGGTGCGATAACAGCATTATCTCTTAATCCCACGATAGATTTCAAGATAGCAGCTATCATTGGGACAATCGCTATAATTGGAATTATCACACAAGGCATTTTAGATTATCGAAAAAATATTCAACACAAAGGAGAAACGAAATGAAGAAAAGGCTACTTATAACAATTATATTACTCGTACTCGTTGCGGGATGCTCACCTGGGAGACAGTTGGCGATTGATATTTCGATAGAGAATGTCAAGAACGCAGAAACCATAAAGGAAATATCCCTAAACTGTCTATCTGTCTGGCCGATTCAATCTGGTTTTATAAAAGGCGCTCTCGGCGATAGAATAAATGAGCTTCCAGGCGAGGCTATCAAAGCAATAGAGGAACTCGACCTCTTGGCAGAGCAGGCAGAGCAAACAGATTACGAGTTAGGTCTGTTCTTAGGTCTGAAAGTACGTTTGTTAAGTTCGGTGGTTCGGATAGCCCTTGAAAAATATGCGCCGAATATAGGCGAATATTTATCTCTTGTTTTTTAGCTTTTCATCCTCTCCTCCTTTAAGAAGTGGTCAGGGTTCCGGCTCTGGCCATTTTTTTTATATTATATTTGAGAATAATATTGACACGGGTTCAAGTTTATGGTATAATAATTGATAATAGAGTATTGAAAAATTGAATAAGGAGTGTAAAAATGGCGTCCAAAAATCTCAAATCAAAAGCTCCCCGAACTCACGAAGGAGCAATCGCATCACACATCAATTCTGAACAGCAATTAAGACGTTCTGTTATGGCTTGCTTGCTATGGGAAAAAGAATTTTACGAAGATGGTGTGACGATAGCAAATCAAATCTCTCATTCAGTGTCTGTGATTGACCCTGTTAAGGTTGCTTCAATGGCAATTGAGGCACGTCTGGATATGAAACTGCGCCACGTTCCTTTGCTATTGGCTGTTGAATTAGCAAGGCATCGGCAGTTGACGGCGGATACTCTTGATAAGATTATCAATCGCCCTGATGAATTGACGGAATTCCTTGCTCTTTACTGGAAGGATGGCCGATGTTCACTATCAAAACAAGTCAAATTAGGTTTGGCTAAGGCATTTACGAAATTTGATGGTTATCAATTGGCCAAATATAATCGCCCCAAAGAAGTGAAACTTCGAGACGTAATGTTTCTTTGCCACGCTAAACCCAAAGACGATAAACAAGCTGAAGTATTCAAGAAGCTGGCCGAAGATACACTTGAACCGCCTGATACTTGGGAAGTTGGCCTATCATCCGGCAAGGACAAGAAAGGAACGTGGACTCGGTTGCTTTCGGAGAATAAACTTGGTGGAATGGCTCTTTTGCGAAATCTGCGGAATATGGAGCAAGTTAAAGTTGATGGCGGTTTGATTAAGGAATCTCTGGGGAAAATGAATATTTCTTGGATTCTACCTTTTCGCTTTATTTTAGCTGCTAAAGCTGCTCCGAGATTTGAATCCGAAATCGAACAGGCTATGTACCGTTATTTATCCCAACAGCCCAAATTAAAGGGTAAAACCTTATTTATTGTTGATGTGTCGGGTAGTATGTATGGTGGCTCAATCTCAAAGTATTCCGAGATGGATAGGGCTAATGTCGCCTGTTCGCTGGCTGTGATTGTGCGTGAATTGTGCGAAAATGCGCAAATATATGCAACTGCTGGTAATGATAGTACGAGAATACACAAAACTGCTCTTGTTCCCAGCCGTCGAGGATTTGCTCTCTCCGATGCTATTTACAAAAGGTGTCATCCTTTGGGCGGCGGTGGGATATTCCTGAAACAAGTTATGGCTTTTGTTAAAGATAAAGAAAATGAGGCTGACCGGATAATTGTCATTACGGATGAGCAAGACTGTGATATTGAAGGTTCACCCTTAGAAGCAGACACCTTTGGAAAACAGAATTATTTAATAAACGTAGCATCTCACGAAAATGGAATTGGCTATGGTAAATGGGTGCATATTGATGGATGGTCTGAGGCTGTCCTGAAATATATCCAAGAATATGAATGCTCTTTTGAAACTCAATAGCGAATAAAGTAAGTGGCGAAGATTACGGTTACTTCGACTGATAATCGAGAGGTCGTGGGTTCAAATCCCACTATTGGCGCAAGCCGATATAGTTCAGACTGGTAGAGCGCTAAATTTCCGTTATCGCTTATTCCCTTGCTCTATTCATAAACTTGCAGGTGGCGAAGATGAGGGTTACTTCGCATATTGGATGTCAAATCTCCCTTATCGCTTATTCCCCTGCATTAAACTTGTGCGTGGCGAAGATTACGGCTACTTCGACTTGAAATTGAAACCAACCGTTATCGCTTGTTCCCGCACATATTTGGCATTATAGAATAATGGAGAATGTTCCAATTATAAGCTAAATCCTACCCGCCAGCATTTTTTGAGAAGGAGAATGGATGAAGAAAATACTCATAACCATCTTAATCATCTCGTTTTTGTCGGGATGCGCTTTGTTCGAGGACAAAAGGATAGTCATCAAGCCCTCTGTTAACTCAAAACCAATGTCGTATAAATACCTTAGAGTATTGGCTTCAATGTGTATGGAACAATATGATACTGAAGGCAAAACCATCGAAGAAGTAATGGCTATGTTAGCATACGCAGAATTCAATATGTCTTTAGAAGAGTAGAAGCCTGGCCACTTTATGCTTGACAAGCGAACGAAAATATGGTAGAGTCTGGATACTCGCAGACAGATAGCGTAACTGAACGCAAGAGTCTCCTCTGGCTGAGGGTATTCCGCT